GGGCCGGCAGGTTGACGGCCCACTCGCCCCATGTCTGTTCCTGCTGCTTCGGCTGGACTGGCTGCTTCTGTGCCGGCGCTGCGGTCTGCAGGATCTCGGCCGTCCAGTCGGTCGCCTCCTGTTGCGGTGCGGCCGTCTCAACCTTGACCAGTTCGTCAGCCCAATTGATAGCGCCGGTCAAATGCCGAACTCCTTTTTGAGCTGCTGCATGACGAACGGCTTCAACTGTTCAGGGGCAGCGCCGGGGGCTTGCGACTGGATGTCCTTGCGGATCTGTTCGCCGCGCTGCTGGATGATCGTTGGCATCTGCTCGAGCGGGATCGAGTTCCAAGCCTTGTTGTTCGCCTTGGCGAACTGAGCACGAGCCATGGCCATTTTCGCCTGCCCAACGACAACGTCCAACTTGGTTTTGAACTGCGTCGGGCTGTCGCCGTCGAACACGCCAGTGCCAGCGTTCGGCATCGCCATCATGAGGCGCTTGGCCTCGGCCTCGGTCATTGCCGCGCCGGTCATTTCCTTGATGTAGCTGTTCAGGTTGTTGACCGATTCCGCACGCATGGCGGTGAAGTCCTGCAAATACTTGCGGTCCTCCGGCTTCATCGATTTGTTGCCGGACTTGAACGCGTCGACCACGCCTAGCCAGCCGCCCTTGAACCTGCCTTCGTAGGTCAAGAGGTTCGGATCGAAGCGCTGCGCCACACTGTTCAGGCGGGAGATTTGCTCGCCCGTGTTGATCATCTTCTCATCGAGCTTGTTCTGCGCTTCCTTGCCGAATACGTTCGGATCGGCGAACAGTTTGGATGCGTCGCCCTTGCCGTTCGCGGCGAAGGCGAGCCCCATCATCGCCGCCTTGCTCTTGGGCATCGGCCCGAGCGGCGTCGTGACCATGGGCTCATCAGGTGCCGCCTGTGGCGCAGTGCCGGTCTGAACGGGCACGATTCCGCCCTGTTCCGGCTGGCCGCCGAACGACTGCGGTTGGATGCCGCCTTGCTGTGGCGCGGCCTGGGGCTGGCCAGCGCCTTTGAGCATGCCGGCAATAGCCTGATCCAGCGGGCTGCCGCCCTTGATCGTGCCGAGGATGATCTCGCGGCCCTGCGGGCTGTTGGGATCGACGCCAGCGGCGCGAAGCTGGCGAACAACTTCAGGCGTTCCGATCTGGCTGGCCTGCAGGTTGTGCAGGTTGGTCATGGACCGCTGCGCATCGATGCCAGCGCGTCTGGCTTCCTGCTCCAGCGGATCGCGATAGCCTGCCGCCTGCGCCATCAGGAATTGCGACGCGCCAACGTGGTCGTTGGGGTCGATGCCGTGCTTCGCCAGCGCCTGCGCCATGTTCGGGTGCGCCGAGATCCGGCTGTAGAGCGTCCGAGCGCCGTCGGTGTCGCCTGCCTTGTGCATGTCGAGCACGCGCTGAGCGACGCCGCCCATCATCATTGCGGTTTTGTGCTCGCGGTCGAGGGCCTGCGACTGCTCCTGACTGGCCTGCGCTTTCGCCTGCATAGCGAGCCCGGCAAGATCCGGGCGGTCGCCCTGCATGGCCGTCGACATCGCGCCGGCATAGTCGCCGCTCATCAGGGCGTTGCCGGCGTTCCTGGCAACGCCAACGCGGCGGACGTTCTCTTGCCCCTTCTGATAGGCATCGACGCCGGCAACCATCGGGTCGAAGTTGATCAGCGCGTTAGGCGTCGAGTATGCGGGCAGGTTCATCAGTGGCGGCATGGATTAGAGCCCCCCACCCTGGCCACGGCCGAACCCAGCGAACAGCCGGTTTACCGATCCGCCGCCGTTGTTCAGCCAAGGCAACTCGCCGGGGGACGCCTGCGGTGTCGAGATCATGCCCGGTGAACCGCCACCCATGCCGGTTGGCGTCGGTGCGAAGGCTTTCAATGCGAGCCCGCCCAGCCCCATCAGGTTGTTGCTAAGAATATTCCGCGTCCCGGCCATCGCATTTCCGTAGTTGATGGCGTTCCCCGCCATCTGCTGACCGTAGCCGCTCTGAATGTCGCCCATGCCCTGCTGAAGCCCGGCTTGCGCGCCCGTCGCCTGGAGCCCCTGCTGTCCCATCTGTCCCAACTGTCCCATCCAGTTGTTATAGCGCTGGTCGAAGCGCTCCGACCCCACCCGCTGCATCGCGAGCAGCGCGTTTCCACTGTTTCCAGCACCCCGCGCATTCATTTGCCGCTGCACGCCGCGCATGGCGTAGTCGTCGCCGGCTTGGCTGTAGGGGTTGGTGGAAGCAAAGTTGGCGGTCGCCGCCGTCCGAGCACCAGCGCCGTTCACCCCGAGCGCATCGCCGTAGAGCGCATTCGCGCGCCCGCCCTGCTGTGCATAGGGATCGTAGAGCCGCTGCGCCTGCCCGTAGGCACCCAGCGCCTGATCGCGGCCCTGGCCGAGTGCGGCCGTCGCCTGCGAGTTGGCGTTCTTGATGTCGTTCTGCTGCGCCTTGCCGGTGAAGCCGCCGATCAGATCGCCGAAAAAGCTCATTGTCTTACCTCCAAGATACCGCAGACGAGCGGGGCGAGCCCGTCATGGTGCAAGTGATTGACAGCGGAGATCCGCCCGCGACGGACACGATCGAAGCACCAGAGCGGGCAATGTTGCTGCCGCTCGAAGTCTGCTGATAGTCCTGTGTCAGACCGGACCAAGTGTAGCTGGTCGCGTTGTTGCCGTAGGCGGCCAGAGCCGTAACCACGCCGCGCGCCGGGACATCAAGGCTGAGGTCAGCCGTCGCACTCGTTGACGTGGCCACGTCGTAGGGGCCGGATTGGCCGAGGTCATAGAGCGCCCAGACCGTGATCGACACGAATGACGACGTGCTGAGCGACTGGGTGAACACCATCGTTGCCGTGCTGCCGCTTGGCCAATCCTTGTAGAACGTCAGCGGCGTGAACGCAGACACCGAAGTCATGGCCACGCCGTCGATGGTGAGACCGATCGGCGTGCTGCCGAGCGTCGCGGTTGCAACCACGATCCGCCGCCGTGTCTTCGGCGTCCCGAGGTTCACGCCCGTGAACGTGAACGTAGTAGCCGTGCCGCTCGCAAGTTTCGTGTCTGTGTAGACGACGGAAGGCACTGCGCCGCCGATGATCCTCATAGTGTCGTGAACGTCCTGCGACCGATGAGCACGATGTTCAGGCCCTCACACGATGCGTTGCCGCTGATGGTGAGCACGATTTGAGACCCAACAGTCACCGCGTTTGCAGAAGTATGTTCAATCGTCGCCAGCGTCGTTCCGGCCGCGCTCGACCCACCCCCGAGCGGCGTGCCGTCAATCGAGATCGTCACCGTGCAACTGCCGGCCGTGGCCAGCGTCGCGACGCCATCGATCGACCACGCGAACGGCTCGAAGCACGACAGCAGATAGTCCTTGTCATCCGGGAACTCGACTGTGATCGGCTCGCGCCAGACCTGTTCCGCGCTCGGGATCACCAGCGGTTCGCCCGGCTGCGACAAATCGCTGATGGCGCTGGTGGCGCTGTTCGCCGCCTTGACCAGCCGCTCGATAATCCGGTGCTGCGTCGGATCGGAAAACGCATTAGCCGGTAGCGAAAGCGAACTCATGCGGCAGCCTTGCTCACGTCAAGCGTCGCGCCCATGAACCCGCGCATGACCGCAGCCGAGCACGAGATTTCGAACGTGATACCAAGCTGCCGCGTCATGCCGAGACGGCGGAACACCGCGCGGCGCATGCCTTCGTGCATCTGACCGAGTTTTGCAGTGTGCTGCTTGCCCCAGGTCTTGCCGCCGTCCAACGATGCGCGCATCATCACGTCAGGGTCGGTCGCGGTCGCCGCAAAATTGCTCACGCCCCACACCAGCGAATCCCCTCCCCACGCGAGGGTATCGCCCCCCCACATCAGTTCCACGCCGTCGAACAGCGGATCGTAGACGTTGCGGCCGACACCGGGGATGATGTCGAGATACATTGCGTTGACGACCAGCCGCGACGGGTAGGAGTGAGACGGTGGCGTGATGATCTTGCAGACGAGCGGATCATCGCCTTCGGTGTAGCTGTCCCTGTCGATCTTGTAGAGGTCGCCAGAATTGTAGCAGCCGGCGATAAGCTCGCCGTTGCTCTCGACAATGCACGACACCCGCCAGCGGTCGAGGCTGTAAGACTGGCGCTCGTGCCACTGCTGCGAAATGATGTCGTAAACCCACGTCCAGCCGTCGCCGCTGATTGCATAGAAGGTATGGCCGTCGCGACGCCAGACCGCCGCCGTGATGGTCGAGATCGATGGGTCTCTCGCAATCACCCGCTCTAGAGCGTGGTTCGAGATGCGCACCGCCTGATATCCGTTGAGGATGCGAACGGTGTAGTCGTCGGCGATCCACGCGATGGTCTGGTCGATCTGGGCGACAGAGCCTGACGCGGCACAGCCGATCTCGATCTGTTGGTTCTTTGACATTGGGAACGGATCGTCACCCGTGTCAGCGAAGAACTCCACCGACTGCGTGCCAAACACCGCAACCTCGCGCTGCCGGGCGATGCCGCGAATAGCTGGATCTGGAGAGCTCTCCGCGCCGCTGTAGGAGAGCGGGTCCGCAGTCTTGGCGTCGTCGATGTCGGTCGTGCTCACCGTGCCGTCATTGTGGGTGAATACGAAGTAGCCATTGAGGAACGCGATCGAGTTCGCACCGCCGCGAATGAGGCTGGTGCAGTCCGAGACCGTGCCGCCCTCGATCACCACATACTGGCCATCCTGGCTGAGCACGCCGATCTGCGGCACCGGACGGCGGTTGCGCGCCATGGTCACCGGCGCATCCGAGGCGATACCGCCGATGTCGAGCGCGGTGCCGCCCGCGTCCACCCGATAGATGCGACGGCCGGCGACTGCGTAGACGGTGCCGTCAACGTCGATCATCGCCCTGATCGGCTTGGGGCAAGCCGTGGCCTTCCACACAGTCAGCCCGTCGACCGCCCATAGCTGTTCGTTCTCGTGCTGCTCTTTGCCAGCAATCTCGGCATAGACATTGATCAGGCGTGCCGATCCGGCAGCCGGAGCCTTGCCGGGGTTGCTCGTGAGCCCAAGGCTGATCCGTTGCTCGCTCACCAGTGGTTATTCCATGCTGAACCGTCCCACGTCCGCACCTTGTGCAGCGCCGTGTCGTAGTAGCTATCGCCCTCGGTCGGGCCGCTCGGAGCCGTGGCAAGGCGCGGCAGGGATGCGGCAGTCGGCACGTACCGATACTGTTGATCCGTCGCGGAATAGATCACGATGCGGTCATTCGAGTTAGCGAGCCCGGTCACGCTCGTGATCTGCGACGGGTAGTTGCAGCTGAAATCACACTCTTTGTCGCCGAAGTACATGCCGGATATCGAAGTCGTGTCGCACGTCGCCATGTGATTGCAGACACATTTGTGGGCGGTAATCGCGCCTTCGTAGATGATCGGCGTCGCCAAAAACGAGAAGTAGTTGATCGCCACCTCGCCGCCGTCGACGAACCCCCGAAACCTGATGCCATTGACCGCGCTCGCGCCGTCGTTGCGGGCGAACTTGTTGCCGCGAATGACTGGAGACCGGACGTTACGGAAGTCGATGAAATCGCCCGGGTAAGCCGAGTCCGAGAACGTGCAGTGAGTGACGCTGACGCCGATCGCCAGAGATGCGCCATACGTTTTGATACGGCCCGGCTGCGCCGACGATCCGGGCTCAAGCGTGGAGTCGGTGATCTCCCAACCAATGCCGGGGTTCTGGATGCAGTCGCGTTCCAGATACACGAACTCGTTGCGGCCCCGGATGGTCACCGCGATCGACTCCGAATGCTCGGCGCTGATGACGTGCGCATAGGTGCTGCAATAGATCGTGCCGGAGCTAGCCGCAGAGGTCGTGATTGCCGCGCCGCCCGCAGAAGCAGCGATGCTGACGGTGTCTGTCGACAGCACCGCCTTGACGTAATAGGCCGTGATCGCGGTCACGCCAGACGGCAGCGACGCCCCGCTTGCAAGTTCGAAGCTGATTTCTTCGTCAACCACCAGACCGTGGCTAGGCCACGTCACCGTGCAAGCCGAACCGCCGCCGTTGGAGATCGTCGCAACACCAACCGGAGCACCCGTGATGCCCGCCACCGCGCGAGCGAAATAGCAGCCATCAACGACTATATCCACGCAGTGGTACAGGTTGAGCAGAGAGCGCGCAGTGCGGCTTGCCGATACGATCTGGTGAACGGCGCAGCGGTGATAGCCGTTCGAGTTGCCTACGTTCAGTTCGTCCAGTGGTGTCGAATTGTCGATCAGATCGCCGTCGAAGGTCGCGGAACTGTACGTGATGTGGCAATCACGGAACGAGCAGCCCTTTGACTGCCGCATGTCGATGCCGCGATACGTTCCGGCCGCGCCCGTGAAGTTCAGCAGGCAGCCAGACGAACCAGAGAGCGACGGGTCCAGACCAGATGCACCCTGGAAGATGATGCTTTTTTTGTCCCGCAGATCGATCCCGCTATGATCGATGCGGCCAAGGGGAACGAGGATAGTGCCGCCACCGGCTGCCTCAGCGTCGTCGATTGCATCCTGCACGTAGGTGGCGAGATCCGCCGTCCCGGCATAGGATGCGATCGTCGCGTGGTACGATTGCGGGATGTAGTCGAGCAGCGACGAATAGCCGGAGATGCGCCGGCGCAGCGCCGCCACCGAATACGGCTTGGCTGCCGTTGCGTCCGTCGCCGGAGCGCCGAAGATGACCGCCGCCTCTGGCAGTTCTTCCTCAGGCGTGCGGTTCTTGAAGTTGTATTGAGCCATTATTTGCCACCCAGCTGGTTGCCCCAGAGCCCGACTCTTTCACGTAGAAACACGTACCCGCGCCGCCGTCCGTGCGTCGCCACGAACGCCGCCAGATCGTCCGTCACGCCGTCAGCAACAGCCCCATGCGCCTGTGGCGTCGTGAAGGCGTCAGACTGCGCCACCAATGACGACGCGTCAAACAGCACCGGGTTTGCAGCATCCTCAGACACGGCCCCGATAAGCACTGCGCCGCTCGGGATCGGCGTCGTCGTCGCCCGCCCTTTGAGGTCGTAGAGCGATGCCGTCATGCCACGAGCGCAAAATTGCTCACGCCCACACCAGCGAATCCCCTCCCCACGCGAGGGTATCGTCCTCCCACATCAGTTCCACGCCGTCAAACAGCGGATCATAGACGTTCGCCGCGTAAGTCGCCGGCAGAGATCCGGTGTTGAGCATCGCGCCCCAGAGAAAGAACGTGCCGCTAGTGGAAGCGGTGTTTCTGAACGGGTAGACGCGCATCGACACGCAACCGGCCGGCGTGGTCACGGCCTGAGAAATACGAGTCCAAGATCCAGAAACCGGCGTCTGTGCCGGGACGATGTCTTGACTGATGAAGGCCGCGCCCGTCTCGTTATAAAACGCGAACTTGTAGCTGGCCGCTAGCATCGTTCCGAGCTGAACATGGTACGAGAAGCAATAGGCCGTCGAAGGGTCGACCGCGACCACTTGATACATGCCCTGGTTGGCGACTGCACCGGCCGTAATCGTTTCGGCCGTGGTGTTTCCGTCCGGTGCAACGGTCGTATTCGCCGACACCGTCATGGACGTTTTGATCCATGCGGCATTGTCGAACAGCTCGGTTTTGGTGAGCAGGTTCGGAAGGATCAGGCCGCCAGAGCCCGATGCAATCCCGCTCGCCCGGCCGATCCCCAAGCCAAGTCCAAGGCCCAACCTCATGCCGTGATCACCGCGCCCTTGTCGCCGCCGTTCACGACGAACACGTCGGTGCTGTTGGCAGGCAGGTAAAAGCCCTCGCTGCTTGACGCCGTCGGATCACGGCCGAACGCCACATAGACCGCAGTGTCCGTCGAAACGCGGCAAACGAGCGTGCCAGGCGTCGAAATCGTAGCCGTCGCCGTGGTCTGTCCCGACGTTCCTGACGGCGTTTTGATTTCGAACGTAGCGCCAGCGAAGGTGAGCACCTGCGGCGTCTGCCGATCATAATTGCGGAACGCGGCAAACGCGAATTGTGTGACGGCCATTTAGCGTCTCCTGTCGGGCACGAAGCGGATCACAGGCTCACGGTCAGCCGCCTGATGTTGGGCCAGCATCATCATTGAGCGTTCAAGGAGTTTGGTGTCGTCCTTGCCAAATGCCGGCGCGAGCGCTGCGGCCAAGGCCCAGGAGATCGCCGAAAGGTATTCGTGCGGGATGTCGATGGTCTGATCCAGCGTCTCGACCGTGAAAAACCGGCGCTGGTAGGTGTATTTGATGGTCTCGTCAGTGACGGACGCGAGCACTGGCCAGACGTAGAGATCGACGCCGGATCGCTGCACATCGGAATAATACTGCGTCGGCGTGCCCTGCGATGTCTTTAGCGGGAGATCAAAGTACTCCTCGCGCGTCAGCAACTCCATGGGAAGATCAATGCCACTGCGACGGAACCGGCAGGACGTGACGCGATAGACCGCAGCCGGCAGGCTGAACGACGCCGTATCTGCCGTGAGCGTCAACGAACCCTCGGAAGTGCGCCACAGGTCCGGGCCACTCACCTGCCATGAACGCAGCAGCACGTTCATTTCCATGAGCCCGAGCGCGGCATCCTCTGACGACGGGTCTTCCGTCGCCATCAGAACGCCAAGCCGGCGCAGCGCCAGCGTCACCACTTCGCGCGCGGTGAGGTCGTAGGTCGTCGATGTGGATACGGTCAAAGGTCCGCCGCCGTCACGTCGTTATCATCGAGGAAAACGTCCGTCGCCTCGGGGCGCGGGTTCGAGACGCGCTGGCGATCGACCCGCCCGCGTACTGAGTCTTGGGAGTGACGCGGTTCCCAGTCCTTTTCACAGACCCGCGCGCCATCCCATCTCGCCCGCGATGCCGACGACCTCACTTTGAAGCCGCAGACATCGCAGATGATGTAGTGGTCGCCGGGGCGGTATTCGTTGGAAATATCCGCCCCGCTCATCAGGCGTCCTCGATCACGTAGATGACCGCGCCCGCGAACGTGCCGCCAGTGCCGGCAGATGCGCCAACCTTGCCGTAAACCGCCGTGCGCGTAGTCACACGGACGTTCATCAGCGTTCCGAGCTTACCGCCAGCGGTTGCCGACGTTCCGGCCGCGTCCGCGTCCAGTTCGTTGGCATAGCCGTCAGTGGTGCCAGAAGTGCCGATGTCTACGGTCGGATTGGTGCCGCCAGTGGCACCGCCGAAGCCAAGCACGTCGATCGGGATGGCCCCCTCGGGCAGATAGCCAAGGAGGATCTGGGTCGACGAAGTCGGATCGTAGGAAAACCGCATAGCGAACGTAGCGCTTGCGACAGTAGCCCTAGAGCTACTGCCACCCGCCGCCACGCCAAACGGAAACTTGGTGACGGTTCCCATGTGTTAGGCCCCCGGCGTGCCGTAGATGCCGCGCCAGTCGGTCCAGCCGAGCGAGAAGCGCAACGTGCTCTTCGCTTTGGCGTTCTCGGTGTCGAAGTCGTTGTCCTGCTTGAACTCGGTCGAACGGCGGTTGAAGCGGATCAGGCCGTTCGGCGCGTTCGTCGTCAGGAACCACGCATCGCTGTCGGTCAGGTAGTGGTTGACCACGATGTCCTTGACCAGCCCCATGTCTTTCACGGCGTTGGCGTCGTTGTTGGCAGAACCAGACTGCAGCGCCGACTTCACCACGCGGTGAGCGTCGAAGGCGACGGCAGGCGGGATCACCAGCTTCTGCGGCATCAGCTTGATCTTGAGGCCGCGCGAGTTCGTCGCCTGCATGATCTGAATGATCAGATCTTCGAGCGAAGCCTCGGAGAAGTCAGCCGCCGTGGTCAGTACGTTGGACTGCGAGCCGGCAAGCGTCGCGTGATCGGAAACGATCATCGCCTTGCCGTCGCCGCCCGTGTAGGACGTGTTGAACGCGCGGTTGAGCACGTTCGCAGCAACCGTCTCCTCGGTCTGGCGGACAGAGAAGGCCAGGGCCTTGATCCGGCGCTTCGACACGATCTCGTAGAGGTTGTCCTCCAGCTCTTCGCGCGTCACGATATAGCCGAGGCCATAGGTGACGTGCGTATAGCGGGTGGTCGCGCCCTGCGATTCGCTGTCGTAGGAGATCGCAGCAGCCTGCGCCTTACGGGGAGCGAGACCGAAGCCGGTGACCTCAGCGTCCTCCTCGTAGTTCTTCTCCGACGACTGAGAGTCGAAGATCTGAGACCATTCCTGCGGGTGCTCGTTGTACTCGCGGCCCCAGAACTTGTGCATCCCAGGCCAAAGGGCTTTAGGATGGTTGCCAGTAGTGATAACGCCTGCCATTGGCTACATCCTCCCTTAAATGCCGGTCGCGTTGCGACGCGAATGCAGATTGATCGTCACCAGCACCTTGGCGTTGGCCGATCCGACTTCGTTGTCCACACTCTGGTTGAATCCCTGAATGCGAAGCTGCAGCGTGGCGGTGGTCGCCTTGGTCGAGGTGTCGAGCATCATGCCTGACAGACCGGTGACGGTTGAGCCGGAGCCCGCGACCCAATCGGCGTTGAGGCCGACATCTGTGACCGCCAGAGCGCCGCCAACGCCATCTTCTTGCACGAGGAAAACAAGATCGGGATCGTCGGCAACCCAGACATAGCGGGCCGTCGATGCTTCGCGGTAGGTCGTGCTGTCGCGCGTAACCTGCTCGACAGACACGACAGGGCCGAGCATGTAAGCACCGCCTGCCGCAGTAGCCTTGGTCACCGTTGCAACGCCATCGGCATCAGCCGAGCCAGCGATGATGACGGGATCGCCGATGTAGAGGGCCGTGGAGTCCGAAGCCGGCACAAAGTAACGGTTCGCCGAACCATTGTAGGGCTCGCCGCTGTTGTGACGGATCGGACGCAGCCCGAACGGAGTGTTCGAGTTCGCCATTGTTGGTCAGTCCTGTGAAGGTTTGGGGTTAGTCTTTAGCCGACTGGATTTTGATTCCACCAGACGGAACGTAGGCAGCGCTGCCGGCCAATGCCTCGCCAGTCACGCCGTTTGCGGACGGCACGCCGCCGCTCTTGATCATGTGCTCAGTGTCGTCGATCTGGCCCTGTTCCTTGGCCTTGTCGGCGATGTAGTAATCCAACCGCTTCCTCAGGAGAACCGCACGCTTACCCGTACTCTTGTTGACGATGCGCTCGATCCCGGTGCCCACGCCCTTGTCTTTCGCGTGGGTTTCACCGAGTTCGCCCTGCTGCACCACGTCCCAGTCATCCGCCTTGGTGAGATTGTAGAGGCGGCCCGGTTCGTCATTCACCCATCGATAGGTGAAGTTGGGATCTTTCTTGCCGACCACGTCGAGGTTGCGCTGGCGGCCGGCCCCGAGGTCGTCACGACGACGACGGGTGCTCTGTTCGGTTTCCTGTCGCGGCTGGCGTGCGCGTTCGACAATGGCGTTCATTGCTCGAAATACTCCTTGGCGTATTGATTGATTTCGTTGGGCTTGTAGAGCCCTTCCTTGACCCACTTGTCGAAGGCGCGCTTGGCCTCCGCTGGAAGGTCTGCGGCACTCCTGCCGCGCGAAGGCGCTGCCGCTGATCGGCTGCCGCCCTCAACAGCCGGGCCAGAACTTGCCGGACGCTTGGCGGGGAACTTTTCGGGGTAGCGCTGGCGGGCGTACTGCTCGACTTGCGCAAGGTTCTCCTCCAACGTGATGCCGGGGGTCTGTTCGGCCAGTCGCTGCGAGTACAGCACCGCGACCGCCTTCATCTCGGGATCACTCACGAACCACGGATTGCGCTCCTGCCACGTCCCGAGCACCTGCTGCTGAGATGGCGAGTAAGGCGACGCGGGGTTCTGCGCGACAGGCTGCACCACGCGCTGAACTTCGATGTCGTGCGCGCTTACCGCCGCAGCCTGATCGCGCACAAGCTGCTGATAGCGGTCATAGTCGGCGGTCTGTACCGCCTGCGCCTTGGCCGCTTCGTAGGTGCTCACCAGCTGATCACGCTGCCGCTGCAACGCGATCTCGTTCATCTTCTCGAGGCGAGTGAAGTCCTGCTGTCGCTGGCGCTGCTCGGCCTGAACCTGATTGGCCAGCGTGGACTTGTCGCGCTCTAGAGCGCGCAGCCGCTCGCGAAGGATCGGCAGCGTCTCTTCGCCGTGCTTGACGAACTCGTCAGCCGGCTTCCACTTCTCGGCCGGGCCTTTGAAATCGTCCTTCGGCACCCAGCCTTGAGCTCTGGCGCGATCCTCGATCTCGGGATTTGCATCCGCGACGACTGCCGGCGCTTCGGTCTGCGTGACCGGCACGTCCTCGCCAGGGATGGCGACGCCGGTATTGACGTTCTCATCGAGCGTGGTCATTCCGTCACCTCGCTGGTGATCTTATTCGGCGCGATCAGTTCCTCTTCCGCCTTGTGCAGCTCGGCTGCCGCCTTGCATACAGCGTTCGCGTACTGCGCATGATGCAGCGGAACGATGATCCATCGGCTGCTGATCTCGTCGTCGCCGGTCTTTTCGTTGCGCCCGACTTCCATCTTCTTGCGCCAGCAGATGGCAAGCGGCGTCCGGTCGTTGATTTTTCTGAGCTTGTTGTATTCCTTCGTGATCAGGAACAACGCGCCCTTGATCGTCAGTGATGCTAATTTGTTCTGACCGAACTCGATCCGCTGTACCCCAAGCAGTTTTGACGGAATTTCGACGTATATCTGCTTGATGTCGTGGAACTGCTGCAAGCCCAGCTGAGAGCAGCATTCATCGACGGCAAC